CAAGCCTAAAAGCTGGATGAGAAAATTAATGTGGAAAGGTGATATGCCTTATGTTTTATTTCATTCACCATCAGCATTTCATATACCTGCATTTATGGTATTTCCAGGTCAATGGTGGATTGTATGTAAATATCAAGAAAAGTCTATGATGGGACAGTATAAAGAATTAATAGGACATTGGAGAAAGAAAAAATCAAATGCAAATAGATTTATTCGGAAACGTAATCAAAGAAGTTTCTGAAGAAACATACGAGATTAAAAAGCCATCACCTTTTGATTATATTAAATCAATAGGTAATAAAAAATGGGCTAGTGAATTAAATGGTTATGTAAAATATGTAGTCAATTTAGCATTCTCTATGAGAAGTGACACAGTTCACTTTGCCAATGAGATGAACAAATATGATAATGTATCTGAAGAAGAACAATATGCATTTTACTTTCATGGAATGCCCAAAAATAGTTATTTTGCTAAATGGCAAAAGATGACTAAGACAGATGGAGTTGATGAAGTAGCTGAATATTTTGGTGTATCAAAACGTACAGCTGTAGACTATTGCAAGGTATTAACTCCAGAACAAATCACGGTAATCAAAAGCTCTAATGGTCAAGGTGGTAGGAAACCTATCAAATAAATAGATTCAGGCGTATCTAACTTAAACTTTTGGAGATTATGTTAGAGGAATTACTAGAAATTCAACTCAAAGAGCGAGATGACTTCCTAAAAATTGTAGAAACTTTGACTAGGATTGGACTAGAGAGCAAAGACAGAAAACTAGTTCAAACTTGTCATATTTTACATAAAAAAGGAAAGTATTATCTCTGCCACTATAGAGAGTTATTTAAGCTTGATGGCTTTGACCGTGAGATAACACAAGAAGATGTTGCTCGTAGGAACGGCATTGCTAAGTTGCTTGAAGAATGGAAACTCTGTTCAGTAGTAGGAAACCCAGAACCAGCATCTTTACAAAAAGTAAAGATAATCCCTTTCAAAGAAAAATCATCTTGGACATTAAAAGCTAATTATACTATAGGCAAAAAGTCGTCAAATTAGTATAATACTAATATGTCAGAATACTACACTAATGTGGCCATGTATGGTCAAAACCTACTTGTTCGTGGAATAAGAGATGGTCAAGAATTCCGTAGTAAAATAAAATATCAACCAACATTATACATACAATCAGCTAAACAAACAGGCTATACTGACATATATGGTAATCATTTAAAACCATTACAATTTGATAGTATTCCTGATGCTCGTACTTTTGCTAAACAAAACGAAGAAACAAATTTAAAAGTATATGGTTTTCCATTTTATAATTCTCAATATTGTATAGAAACTTATCCTAATGCTGAAACCGAATGGAAGCGTGAAGAGATTAGAGTATTTACTATTGATATTGAGGTAAGTTCTGAAGAAGGTTTTCCAGAGCCTGATGAAGCTAAACATCCTATTACAGCCATTTGTGTACATGACAGTTTAAGGGATAAATTTATCACATTTGGCAATGGTGATTGGTCAAGGAATGATTCTGTGTTGCCTGAAGAATTAGTTGACAAGGTATTTTATGTACCATGCAATTCTGAAAGACAAATACTAGAATTTTTCTTAAAGTATTGGTGTGATAACTTTCCACAAGTTGTGACGGGTTGGAATACACAAACTTTTGATATGCCGTATATTCATAACCGAATGGTCAAACTAGGTTTTGATGTTAAAAGATTATCACCTTGGAATGTCACAAGATTACGTGAGTTTCCAACTAAACAAGGTACACAACTAAGAGTAGAAATCATGGGTGTAGATGATATTGATTATCTAGACCGATACAAAAAAAATTCAGTACAAGAATCATATCGTTTAGACCATATTGCCACTGTAGAACTTGGTGAAAAGAAACTTGATTATGAAGAAGCAGGTACTTTACATAGATTATTCTTTGATGATTTTAATAAGTTTATTGATTACAATATTCAAGATACAAACCTTGTTAAAAGACTTGATGATAAAATGGGTTTGATAGATGTGCAAATAGCTGTGGCATATAAAGCTGGTATTAATTATGAAGATGTATCAGGTGTAGTTAAAACTTGGGATGCTTTGATTAACCGTGAAATGGCTGTTGAAAATAAAATACCACCAACTACATTTCCTAAATATAGTTTGACTGAAGCTATTCCAGGTGGTTATGTTAAAACTCCACAGGTTGGTAAACATGGGTGGGTAGCATCTTTTGATTTGAATTCTCTATATCCACATTTAATTATGCAATATAATATATCTCCAGAAACTATTATGGACAAACTTCAAGTGTGGCCTGATATATCTGAAGATAAACGTATGCGTGATTTTTTACATAATAAAACATTTAAAAATCCTGGTGATTTTGCTGTTGCAGCATCTGGCTGGTGTTTCAAAAAAGACCGTGAAGGTATGATTCCAAGAGCTATGCGTAAACTATATTCTGAACGTAAAAAAATTCAGGGTGTAATGAAGAAGGCACAAAAAGAAGGTAAGGATATTACTAAATTACACCTGGCTCAATATGTTAGAAAGATATTACTTAACTCAGGTTATGGTGCAATAACAAACAAATATTATAGATGGTTTGACCCAAGGCTAGGTTCATCAATTACATTATCTGGCCAATTTGTAATTCAACGTGCTGAAATGGCAATCAATGCTTATCTAAATAAGTTATTAAAAACAGATAAAGTTGATTATGTTATAGCAATAGACACAGATTCAAACTATGTAAATCTTCAACCATTGGTTGATAAGTTCTTCGCAGACAAATCTAAAACTGAAGTTGTAGATATTCTTGACAGAGTTTGCGAAGAACAGTTAACCAAAGCTCTTAATCAAGAATTTGATAAGATAGCTAAATATCAAAATGTGTATGAACAAAAAATGGTTATGGGCCGTGAAAATATAGCTGATTCTGCATTTTGGACTGCCAAGAAAAGATATGCTATGAATGTTTGGGATATTGAAGGCTATCGTCCTGAAAAACCTAAACTAAAAATTCAAGGCCTTGAAGCTATACGTTCTTCAACACCACAAATTTGCAGGGAACCTTTACTTAAACTTATTGAATTGTGTTTGGTAAGTGATGAAGCTGAAGTACAAAAAGCTGTTCAAGATTTTAAAAAGTATTTCTTGACATTGCGTGGTGAAGATATCGCATTTCCAAGAACTATGAATAATGTGTGGGCATATACTCCAAGAGATAATATTGGTTTTAAAAAAGGTACACCACCGCATATTCGTGGTGCTGTTTTATTCAATCGTCTTGTCAAGCAACATAAACTAGAAAACACATGGGAATATATCAACAATGGTGAAAAAGGTAAATTCCTTTGGCTAAGAGAACCTAACAATGTAGGTTCAGATGTTATATCTTATATGACTGCAATACCTAATACATTTAAAGTCAGAGAGTATATTGACTATCAAAAAATGTTCCAAAAAATTATTGTTGAACCTATGGAAGGTATCTTAGACCCAATAGGTTGGTCAATTGAGAAGCGGCTTACACTAACAAATTTTTTTGAATAATAGTATAAATATTATACGTTCATCATATAGCAATATATGACGGAAGTAGGCAAAACCTGAAAACCTCCCTATTCTTAGGGGAAAGCAAGTACCTTCTTTTTGGGTCAATAAATCCAGAAGGGAACGAGACCGAAAGTTTGCTGAAGGAACGCGTTGAGAAGGGTGTACACCGAAAGGTGTATGTACGAAATCGATACGAAAACCGGAGGTAATATGTACTGCTACAGAGGTATCAAATACGATGCAAAAACCTTAAAAAGCAAGCCGCCAGTAACTAAAGCGAAGAAAAGTGACGAAGTCACTTATCGTGGGATTACTGGAAAACTTGCTGCTTAAGCTTATTGCAACAGTATAAGAACGGAAGGGAAGAGACTTAACATCTCTTCCCTTCTTGTATAAATAACCTATGGCAATCAACATAAAAGATATTCTACAAGAATTTGAAGGTGATATTGACGACTTCATAAAACTCTTAAATCAAATTAAAGAGGATGAAGGTGAACAAATTTCTAATGGTAAAAACCCATTAGAAAAATCTGATGATGAAGAAGAGGAAGAAGTATCTGATGGCGAAGCTGCACCTGCTAATGCACCCGCATCTGCAGTGGCTGGAGCACCAGCATCTGTTCCAGGTGAAGTACCTGGTGCAAACGTAGCAATTGGTAATAAAGAATTTGACAATGATGAAGCTGATGCCGAAAAAACCCGTGAAGTCAAATTAAGCGGTAAGAAAGACAAAGTCGATACCAAGCCACAGACAAAATTAAATCCGTCTGAGTATGGTCACATCGATGCAGCTGGATAAGAAAAATTTCGAGAAATACGCTTTTAAGCATTATAGAAATGTCTATGCTGCCGACAAAAAAGAATTCCAAGACGACTTACGTAAATCACAATATGCTCGTAAATTAGCCACAAAAATTGTAAATGGTAAAGATGTAAACATACGTTTATTAGTCAACCATGTTATATTGTTCTTTAATGTATTTGAAACAGATGCTGCCAAAGAACTTATGATGTTCCATTGCAATGATGCTGAAAAAAGAGTGTTTAAAACAATATTTGAATATCTATCATATCTTCATGAATCTGATTGGGTTGAAGTTAAATTTAGCCTGGAAACTGCAGTATTACTAAAGAAACTTGGGAATTAAATAGAGTATGGCTGGAAAAAGTGTAGTAGATACAATATTTGTTTTTAGAATGCTTCGTAAACTTACAATGAAGTATTCCAAATGGGATGCGTTTAAAACAGGTGTTATTGATAAAAAAGGCAAGATACTAGTAAATAAAAGAGATAGAGATAAAAAGCAAAAAGCCTCTTTCAATATGCTAGACAGATTAGTTTGGAATTTAAAAAGACTAATATCTAAAGTACCAGGTGGTGCTAGGTTTGGCACTTATGTAGCTGCACTTATGCTTATTAAAGAATATACAGAACAACATACAAACTCTGAAACTGCAGAGTATTTACAAGAAAGATTTGTTGAACACGGTATTTGTACCAAAGAAGATTGGGACCTCACTACAAAAGAAGGTTATTGGGATGCTATGTTAGATGCTATGGAAGAGTCTATGACATCTGGTGCAGCATTTGGTGGACCTTTATCTGGAGCTGATACTAATGCAGCTTTAAATGCTACTGGTTTAGTAGGAATAGATTCTTTACTTGACGGTGGCACTGAAAAAAAGAAAAAGAAGAAAAAGATAGAAGTATAATCTATCTATGGTGATGGAAATAGCGTGCCCGTATTGCGGCACTACCCCTGCGTTTGTGTACAATGATAATGATGTAAAAATGTTTTTATGTCATGGATGTCAACGTAACCAAAGATATGATACTATTATTAACAGCCTCTCTAATAAGTCTAGGCCTAGCATTAACAAGCAAGTCTCCATCAATCATAGCAGCATCTTATCTGATTTGCCGAGGGCTTCTAGTCTTCACGATTCTCATGAGTGCATACAATTCTTACGGAGCCGTAGGATTCCTGTTAGCCATTATAATAAGTTTCTATACACTGAGTTTCTTGGAAGCTTGGTTAATAGGTACGGGTACAATCTCAAAGACGGCCAAAAAAAAATAATCATACCATTTTATGACAAAGAAGATAAGCTATTTGCTTTACAAGCAAGAGCCTTAGATGATAGTCAACCAAAATATATCACTATATTACTAGATAAAAGTAAAGATAAAATATTTGGTTTAGAAAGATGGGATGAAACTAAAGAAACTA